CGCCACCGCCAAACCCGTCCCCAACAAGTCCATTTCCGGCTGATAAGCCGGTAATAGGTGTGAGGCCGTCTCTAGGAGCGGGGGGAATGTCAATCGAAAGTCCCCTCATTATCGTGGTCCATTGCTAGACTGCAGAAACGTCGCAGTAACCGACCCTGAACCACTGATCAATTTGATCCGGGCGAAAGTAGGCGCGAACGTAAAGTTGCTTTGTTGAGAGGACGAAGCCGCGACAACGTTAGTATCGCTAGAGTCCAACCAAGTCATTGATCCAACAGGAACCGGATTGGTGGGGCTGTTTGGATCATCGAGCGATGCTTGGACGGAATAACTCACAGTGCCCACGACATTGCACTGAATGGAAATAAGCCCCGGAGCGAAGTCGTCAAAACGAACCATATCGCTATATGCCGGGACTACTGCGGCGTTTGGCCCCACAGAAACAGTGATAGGACGCATGATTTCCCTCGTTGTGAAGGGGAGGGGCAGTTAAGCCCCTCCCAATTACGATTTGCCTTTGGCGGCTGAAAACAGCGGCATGCCATAGACACTTGAAGCACTGGATTCTCTCATCGATTTTCCAATGTTGCGGACGGCTGTACTTCCATCCTTAGCAGTGCCAATAAACTGTTTGCCACTGCCGCTTTTGTGGTTGATTGCTCCGCCCGAGGCCCTTTTGGGCCTGTCGTCGCAATCGTTGTCACCACTTTTCATCATTACACCCCTTATTTCTGGATATAAGTCATCGTTACGACAACAAAACCAGCAGAAGTAGCGCCAGAGGGAGTAATGGTGACAACAACAGGGGCCGTAGTCGGGGCCGCAACCCCTAGAACGGAAACCCCATACATGGCCGCAAGTTGAGCAGCAGTGAACGTGACAGCAATACGCCCAGTGGCGGCTTTCACGTTGACACCAGAGACATATTCGGTGCCGCCTGCAGTGATACCTGCAGACAGAGTGGCCGAAGAACCGGAGTTGAAGGCAGTCAAAACATCAACATGGAAGTTGCTGATTTGAGCACCAGCCGGAATGTACATGGTGGCAGAAACAGCGGTCGTGCTGTTTTGAGCGAGGGTAACGGATTGCGTCAAAATCACATTGCCCTGATTAGGGCCGTTAGTTTCGCCGTATCCAAGATTGCCCGCGACAACCGGACCGCTGAAATGAGTAGCTCCCATTTCAAACTCCTAATAAGGTTGTCCCCCGGCGATGTTGCCGGGGGATCGGTTGCCGATTACGAAGTGGGGAAGTTGCCCCAAATCGAGCGCCAGTTGTAGTAGCCGAACGAATAACGCTCATAGCCCTTGACCAGCAAGTTGTCGGTCACGAAATCGACCTGCATGTCCGTCTCGAAACCGATACGGGTCATGTAGGACAGACCGTCGATGTTGGTAAGAAGGAACCAAGCGAAAGGCGAGGTCAGGAAGTCATTGACCATGTAGCCTTCCGACAAGCCGCCTGCGGTCGTAAAGATCGCGTTGACGTCGTTGTCAGCGGTTCCGGGGCGAAGTTCCGTCTTCGTAAGGCGGATAGCCGTTGGTTCCAATTGGGCCGGAACGATCAGCTTGCGACCACGAGCGAAAATTTTCAAGCCCGCCTGATCCCGGAATTGAGTCCGGATAGAAACCATGGCGTTCAAGAGAGTCGATTCGCTCAAGTCAGTATCGACAGCGGGGCGGTTCGCGACAAGGCCACCATCAATCGGGTGAGAAGCGGAGCAAAGAGCCACGCCATCACCGCCAATGGAAGCATTGTAGGTGGTCGCCGAGTTCAAGACGTTCGCGCCGTAGATTTCCTTGGTTTGCTGGAAGGACTCCATCAGGCCGAGGTTCGACGGTTGGAATTGGGTCTTGTAGAGGTTGTCGTCGATGGCTTTGCGAGTAATCGCGTAGCCAAGGCCGATTTCAAGGTGTTCTTGGTTGTAGATGAACCGTTCTGACGCTCCATTATCGAAGGACGTCTGACCACCTTCCGTTTTCAACTGAGCGGTCCCGAGGTAGCGCATTTCAGCAGTACGTTCAAGAGCCATCTTCGAGTTGTGTTTCGTGAAGATTTTGTCGTACTGAGACGGAATCATCTCGTACTTACCTTCAATCCCACGAAGACCGGGAAGAAGGAGGTCTTTGATGGCACTAAGATTAACAGCCATTTGTTATCTCCTTATACGCCGGTCAGCGATTTGGTCGCCACCGAGTTGAAGCCAACGTACGCCCAATTGTAGGTAGCGCCGTTCGCGATGGTTCCGGGCGCTCCGGGCGGGAAATCGTACAACGAAATCACGCGGAACGGCAAAGTAGCCGTAATGCCCAAAGTCGAAGTGTCGAGATACGCGCCAGAGTTTCCGGTCTGGGTGTTACCAGTGCCAATAGCAAACGAAATGTTTGCGTTGACAGCCGCTTGGGTCAAGCCCGTGCCGTCGCACTGAACGAGGAAACGAGCGTTCGGATCATTGATGATATAACCTTCAACGATGTTGCCCGAAGCAACGTCAGAACCCGGCCAGTAGCGTGACCACACAACTCGCTTAGAGGCAATCGACAGGTATTTACACCCGATGAAAATGCCAGCAATGGTCGTGTCAGAAGGTGCCGCCTGAGCCACACCGCCAGCGGCGGTCGGAGATACAGGGTCACCAAAGTAAATGGCTCCAGCATTATACGCGATCTGAACGGCAATGTTGCCCATAGTCGGGGCAGAACCGTTCCCACCGGAATGCGAGAAGCCGAAGGGGGCGTTAGTATTCGCCATCTTGGTACTCCTTAGAGGGAAAGTTCGTTGTCGCACAGAGGGGCGATTAGAACCGGGTTTAAATCTTCCACATAGGGGGAAGAAATCTCAAAAGCAGAAGCTTTTGTTCGAGTAAGGGGGCCGTTAAGCCCCCTAAAATATCAGTCTGGGACAGCCATAGGCTCGAAGGCCCGCTTGACTTTTACCAGAGAAGAATCCTTGTTGGTCCGCTCAAATTGCCCTTTGGGAGCAGTGTTGAGTTGATCCTCTTTAGCGCGGACCTGATCCCGTGCCTGTTTGCTTTCCAGCTTACGGACTTCCGCCGTAACTTGGGCTGGACGTTCCATCAGGATCATGCCCTTGCGGGTGATGCTCACTTCATCCGTACCAATAGGCATCAATTCAGGGTGACGCTTAGTAGGCACCGCTTCCCAACCACGACGAGCAAGCGTAACTTGATACGCCGGGTCGACTTTGCCGAGAATGGTATGAGTTTTCCACTCATATGTCCACCCTTCTGGAATGATGTCAGGGTCGACGTAAAATTCATCTGCAGAACCATCGATATTGTCACCCAAATTTTCCATGATCTGGGCGGCGCGCAGTTCAGCACGTTCCAAGGGGCTTAGTTCCTTGGGGCCTTCTTCCCGCATCGGGGGTTTGTTTTTATCTTCCATTTCAGTGTTCCCTTCAATTCATACGGCCTTGACGAACAAGTTCACGCTTATTACGAGCGTATTCTTCTTCTGTCATACCCATGTTGGACGCCATTTCACGCTCTGCAGCACTGAGACGAATGGTGTTTTTACGTTCTTCCGGAGTTGCGGTGGTAGTCCGGGAGACAGGAGCAGGAGACGGCGATGAACGACGTTGAACAGTTTTAGCTGCATCCCGCGTAGGATCGTCTTCATCCTCGTTTTCTTCTTTGGCAGTGACGCCCAAGACCCGTTCAATTTCTGTAAAATACTCGTCAGTGTCCACCGCTTTGCCTTGACCAATTGCAACGTTATGCGCACCGATCATAGCTTGGTACTTCCTAGGGTCCCTAGCAAATTCCGGGTGATTACGCACCCAAGTAGCAGAACGAGCCGAAAGTTGCCCTGCAAGAGCCTCCACTGGGTCATTCCCGGAGGTCTGTTGACGAGGGGGATTCTTGGCTTGAGCCTCAAGGGATTCTTTGCCAGATTCAAGTTGAGCAAGACGCACCGAATTAGTAGCAATTTCTTCTTGAAGATCAGCAATAGCATCGACATCGCCGTCCGCAAGTGCCTTTTTCAGTGCAACTTTCACGTTGTTCTGATTGCTTCGCACTACCTCAATAGCCGAAGTGATCGTTTGAAGATCGTTGTTCTGAGCCTCGCTACGTAAACGAGCATTTGCTTGGACTTCTTGGCTCAGAAGCTCCTCTGACTTCTTGCGAGCCTCAGTCTCGCTCGCCAGTTGACGGCGAAGCTCCTCAATTCCATCCTCAGGCTTAAGAACCTCTTTCTTAGGCGGAGCCTCTTCTTCACCCTCTTCCTTGACGCCATCAATTTGGTCATCAAGGATGTCATCGGTTTGGTCTTCAAGTTCGTCTTCGTTGGTCATGTCGATCACCATACGTTATCGGGGTGGTCAATTCGACCCCGAATATTTATGTCCAACACCATGCGGCAAAGGACTTTGTTCACTGTAATCCCCCAACCATCGGAAGGACGGAAGATCAGCCAGTCACCGCACTCCTTGAAAGAAGCGCCGGAGAACCACTCCCCCTTAGAGTCGGTAAACGCGGCAGGACCTGCTTTGATGAGAAGGCCAACTTTGGACTGGTACTTGTCTTCGTCCGTTACTGATTGAGGAAGATGTAGACCACCTTTGGTAACTGCATCTTTTGGTCGTTGATACACCGCCAACAACACTTGATTGTTGAAAAGTTCGATCGCGCCTAAGTTCCCAAGACTTTCAAGAAGTACGTCTCTTGGGTCCTTTTCATGGCGCATTTCCATAGCAGGCATATGTTTTCCCTTCATTAGCCTTTGTCGATTTTAGTCTCTACCTCACTGAACATCTCAAGAACCTCCATCAAAGCCTTAATTTGTCCTGTTTGGTGTTTGTAGTCTTCCATGTTTTTCACTGATAACCCACCAGCGAGGTTGTCCTTCAACTCTTCGATTCTCGCAGTTACCATCGAACCTAGTTCCTGCGCAAACCTCACACCGTATACTTGCATTTCAGTACTCCCTTCTTGTTTCGAGGGTCCACCGGCTGGAAGGGACAACCAGTGGACCCGAACCTCGTGCCACCCGATGGCAGCAGCACAAGATGCTTAATGGCCGTATTTCTTGATCTTTTCAAGACGGCCTTCACCCGAACCTGCACCCTTCGTCATTTTCGGGTATACTTTACCCCCATCTTTGCGGGGTAGCGGAGGGAGGCCCGTCCCGGCCCCGAGTCCGGGGGGAGCGCCCACCCCACCGCCCATAGGCGGCATGCCAGCCGGTGGTGCCACGGGTGCAGGGGGCAGCGGCGGCAGACCACCCATAGGCATAGGCGGCAGCGCAGGCAGATCAGCCTCAGGCTTCGTGTTAATGTTGATATTCACATTCAGCTTACCCTTGGCCCTACCACCGGAGGCCCGCTTTACACGGCCACCAGAGCATTTGGCGCAATCACAATCGTCACCGTGATCCACCTTCCCACCGCGCTTGTAGTCAGGTTCGTGGGTGTCAATGTCCACAGTGGTTTTTGGTCTAGGCTTCGGCATTGGGGATTGAGCAGGGGCGAGAATAGTCCCAGTGCCGCCGCCCGGTGCACGAGATTTCCGGCTAAGGTTCTTAGGAGCGTCTTCCCCAGAAACCATACCACCAGATTTAAAAGCGCGACGAGCAGTAGGAGCCTTACCAGTTTGTCCACTGGAAATAGGGTCTTCCGCTGACCAAGACGAAGCATCCACCTTAGAGGACCCTTGATTAGCCAGTCTATGCGCCTTGGCCTTAAGCTGTGCGCGGCAGGTTTTAGCCATTTCAGACATCATTGTCTCCTGACAAGTTTCAAGGCATTGTCCACTAAGGACTGCTTCTTGTTTGCGGTTTTAGTTTCTTCAGTCTTGAGCCAAGACTTAAACTCAGAAATGGTCATTCGGATGATAGGACCCATTCTCAAATGGCCTTTACCATCACTGAATCCTGAGCAATAAGCCTTTTCAGCATCAGCCAGAGAACGATATCCGAGCATTGCTTTATGCTCGTCAAACTTTCCGGTGTTCACGTCTTTTTGGTCAACTACAAAAACCGTGTCAGAATCGGCATTAGGTCCAATGCAAACATCCACATGGTCGCCATCAGCCCCTTTAGTACCCTTAACATAGCCGTAGTCGTAGGGCATTTCAACCGACCAGTGACGTCCGTTTTTGCTTGTGCCACTGCGCATGGAACCTTTTTTGTTTTCAATAGAAACTGGGATGCCTTGAAAAGAAACGTGTTCTTTCTTATAGTTCCCAACTTCTTTTTGTGCGTCCGTGGGGTCGGGGTCGACCGCACCACCGGAGGCGTATTTTTGGACCATCCCACCGTGACTGAAAAGTGACTGACCCTTGAGAATCGATTCGCGCATCTTCGGAGTAATCACCAGCGCTTGAGTGTTTAAGTCTCGTGTTTCGTTCCCACCGGGGTTGTGTCTGTCCTTAGGCTGTTTGATCACGTGAGGCACTAATTTCGCATCGGGGTCGTGCTGACGAGCCAACTTTAGTAAGGATTTGGGGAGAATCTCGTCATAATACTTACGCATCCCCTCGCCACCAACTTTGAGGTCCATACCTGAAAGCTTATGAACTTGCGTCTGAGGCGTAAGTTCAGTATTAAACAATTTTTCTGCTAATTCTTTCCCGATATAACTTCTTACGTGTTCTTTATCAGCATTATCGTTAAAATAAACAGGCTTACCCGCAGGATTTCTTACCTCAAAAACCCCATTTCTAGGGTCATACATAACCTCTCCGACATGATTCTCAATGCCAAAACGATCAGCGTGTTCTTGCCCCGGTGTCCACGAAATCTTGTCATGTTTGCCTTTAGCTGCTTCATAAAGAACGTGCTTAAGGCCAAGGTCGGTCCAGTGTTGTGTATTACCGACAAAAGGCCCAATAGGGGGTTCCTTGATTGTATTTCCGGGCTTTCTGCTAACTGACCGATAGTCGTCGCTAGGGCCTTCTTTCTCAAAGATGGACTTTAAGTGTTCGTTCACGGCGTCATTATCCGGGAAATGGCCTACAACTTCATTGTCACCTTTATATAATGTTACTGGGTTTTTAGGGTCATAAAATCCTTTGCTACGACCTTCTTGGCCCCAGTCAGACTGTAGTTCTTCAAGATGAAGAATCTTTTCATGCGGCATAGAATTTAGTGCTTTTTTAGCTCTAACTTCTTCCAACGCGGCCTGTTCGTAATTTTTTCCAGCTTTTTCTTTTCTGTCCAATGCTGCGCTAATTACACTAGGCTCTTCACGGTTTACTATGACGTGATGAGCATGGGCCTCTTTAAAAATGTTATGCGCGGCTATTCTCCCCCGCGTAGCATCATTATGTTTTTTCTTGGCTTCTTCGTATTCCGGGCTTTCAATAGGGTGTCTGAAATTCTGCATCCGGACATGGGCCAAAACATTAGGAGTATCCGCCCAATGACTAGACTGGTAGTCCCCAAACGGCACTTTTTTGACCATCCTAGTTCCACCGTCAGGCGTGTTGGTCATTTGCATCTTCAAAGAAGGGTCATTAGGATCAGCATTGCTAGGCAAATGGAGAAGATGTTCCCTATAATCATCCCCTCCGTGTAAAGAATAGTCTGAATACCTAGTAGTGTCCTCTCCGTCGCCGTCTTTGTCCCACGCGTATTTTGTTACTTTTATTTTTGGCTTCTTGTCGCCAAAATGTCGCGCCAGTTCTTCCTTGCTTATGGAATGCCCAAAAGGTCGGCCTGCGTGAAGAAGCTCAGCAGGTTTCACACCGCTTTTAGCCATCATGGCAAGCATTTGATCCACATTACCGCGTTGTTGCGGCAGATTTTTAGCAACTTCCTCAGCCTTAGAAAAAAAGCCACTTTTGTCAAGAGTACGACCACCATCAGCTCTCTTGAGAGAGTTTTTAGCAACCCGTAGCGCTATGCGCGCTGTTTTTACTGGATCGACGGGTTTCACTTGTCTTTCTTCTTCTTAGCTTCCATCTTGGCCTTGGTTTCGGCCAAATGTTCGTTATGTTGAATCTCACGAGCCTGCAGGATTTGGTCATGAACCATACCTGCTACCATTTGTTCGTTTTGATGGTCGTATTGCTCACTGTCCTTCATTTTCTGAATGTCGAAACGCATCTGCTCCATTGCCAGATCAGCTGCTCGGTCTTTGTCTCGATTTTCGTCTTCGATTTCAGCGCGCTCCATTTGGAAGTCTATTTGCTTCGCTTTTGTGAGTGCATTCATTATTTTAACTTGGTCGTCGATTCCACTGCCCTTATCAGGTTCACCACCTGCCAACCCAGTCTTTTGTGCTGCAACCATCTTGGCCTGTGCACCAAGCACTGCGGCATCAGCCTTCTTGCCATCGTTCTTAAGGTCTTCCATACCCTTGATGATTTCAGGAGAAGGCTGGTTACGATCAGCAGGTGATTTAAAGAATTGTTCGGGGGAACCCCACCCAATGGCACGAACAGCTGCTGTGTCGACCTTGATAGGATCAAACAAGTCAGGGTTGGTGCTCTGCAGCTGCTTAAGTGCCATTACCTTGACAATACGCTGCGAATGACTTGAAGTATTCGGGTCGGCCTGCGGGACGAGGTTGTAATTCTCAAGAGCCGCTAAAAGTTTTTCAACAGTCCAACGGGAAGCCATGCGCTTATTATTACGCCACAGGCTTTCAGGGTGTTCTCGGAAGCACTCTTTCAATAGTTGAAATTCACGGGCTTGCGCCGCATGCATCCGCTTATGCACTGAGTTCACGACTTTGGTGGCCTGCTCAATCAGTGCAAGAGTTGTTCCAACTGGAAGGTCCCTTTTACCCTCCCCAACTGCTTGTTCGCTGGTCCCTCCTACGCGCATGCCCGTCTGAGCAATGTTATCTGCGAGTTGCATCAAAGCGTTTGACGGTTCTTTGTAAGGGAGAGGGAGTACGGCATCTTTGATAGAAGCGCCGTTAGTCTCGACTGGAATTCCACTGCCCGGAGCCACGCGCAGATTAGAAGTGTTTTGTCTAGTGGCCGCTTTCGCAATCAAGAACCCCGGAAAGTTAGCAAACATTCCCGCGTCAAGCAATTCGCGCCAAGCAGCAGTGACGGCGTTTGTGGTGTTACCAAGGATATGCAGAAGGCCAATACCGTAAAACCCCAGACCGGGGACATAAACGTACTGGACGAAATACTCCCTTGCTTCCGGGAGTTCTGCAGTGTCTTCATTGTAGTTGCGGACAATCGAAAGGATCGTGCGTGAAGAAACGTCAATGGTAACACGATAAGGGATCGGTAAACCGCTTACTTCACCCTTATATCTGTGCTCAAAGCCGGGAATGTCAAGCTCGCAATAAACTTCATATATTTCTCGCGGACGATCTTCCTGACGAACAGAGCTTGTAGATATGCCTTGCTGTTCGCTTTTTGCCAGTTGCACTGCGTCTTTTTGCGGGTCACTGGGCGTCACAAGGTCAACGTCCGTGTAGATGCCAAGAATTTGAAGGCGACGGATAGTGGACGGCTTCAAATAAACGCGGTGCGTGACACGAAGAGCAGTGCTGAGGTCAGTCGCAGACTGGTTCACAATAAGGTCATCAGCGTCAACTGAATCACTTACTGGGCGATTACGTAAGGGGCAGAAATAAACCTTTTTAAAGGCTGTGCCCCCGAAACCAAACATAAGAAGCATCCGGTCTGTATCCGGATAGTATTCTCTTGCCGTAGTTGTCAGATAATTGTTCATGTCCTTTTCAAGGACGTCCGCCAATTCGTCACTTTCGATCAGTTCGTCTTGGTCGTCGTTCCGAACTTTCACGGGGCCATCTACCGGAAGCATTTCCGAACGAGCGTTAGCTTGGAACCGTAGCACCGCTTCTTGGAGAAGTGGGTGCTGAATTTGGCTCATGCCTTCGACAGGCGCTCCATCTGTATTAGATACGTTCGGGAGCTTCACTGAAAGACCGAGCAACGAGAGTCCCTGCGCCCGCTGGTCAATCCAGTTTTGACGGCTGAGAAGGTCCTCCTGAACACCCTGCAAAAGATCGTCAACTATAGCGTTCAAGTCGCTTTCATTAATATCATCCACAAGGTTTCCGAACCACTCCTTCGGTCCGTTGTTTTTTTCTTTAAGGGGCTTCCCGTCAAGACTGATCGTTATTGACCCGTCTTCGTGTTCAATTTTCAAAATCGCCTTGTTGGGGTCTACTTCAACACCGTCATTGATTTCTACTTCTTTGTCCTCAAGCGGAACAGCACCTGCCAACCCGTTCCCCGAGTTAAGACGTAAATTGCCGTTGAAGCCGGGAACCATAGGCATTAGACTTTACTTTCCATCTTGTCGACATAAGCCAAAGCGACGAAAGCCGTAACAATCAGAACCAACAGGACGAAAGAAAACAGGGGGAAGCCTAGAATCAATGTCGCTCCAAGGATCACCCAACCGCCATAGGCCATGCCCCCTAGAATAATTCCAGCATACAAGTTTAGCAGTTTCACTAGCATATTCAACCTCAACAGGGGTAAAGTGGTCTATTTTCATTTCGACTCGGGAGCCGGAGAGACTCTTCAACTTCGGCCTCTACTTCTGGCGACCGAATCAGTATCCCTATTTCTCGAAGATACCGAAGTGCCATGCTTACGGTATCCACCAAATCGTCGTGTTTTCCTTTAGGGAACGACATTACTTGCCGTATTACTTTTTCGGCCCACAATTTGTCTGGCGCGTACACTATTCCCTCAGAGAAAAGGTGCTGAATGCTGTAAACCCGTGCCGTTTTGTCCGTACCAGCGGGATCGTACATTCTAAGGCCAAACTGTTCGGTCTTCATTAACCGCCGAATTTCTTGTGCGACTGAATGACCAGAGGCTTTGGCCTCGATAACCAACGTGTCCACTCCGAAACGCTTGCAGTCGTGTATGACCTTCTTAACCAGATCGTGCAGTTCTAACCGTTCAGACCATGCATACATCATCATGACTTTAGGAACAGTAAGAAGTGTATCTGCGATCGTAAATTCTGTCTCCATTGGTCGACCGTAGCGGTCCGTAACTCGTGTCACTGCATCTTCGGAGTTAGA